GGCGGGAGCTGGTAGACGGTGCTGTAGACACCCTCGCTCACGCGGTCGACGTCCAGCGTCGTCGTGGTGCCGTCGGGGTTCGTGACCACGCAGGTCACCTCGGTGGCGTCGAGCAGCGCGTCTGAGGCGTCGCGCAGCTCGATCGACAGCCGCGCGGGCGCGCCGAAGTCGAACACCGTGGCCATCGGTCAACCCTTCGATGTCGTCTTACGCGCCGGGGTGTCGACGACGGCGAGCTCGCCCTTCGCTGCGAGGCATCGCATCGCCTCGTCGCGGATCGGGCCGCCGGGGCTCGGGTTGTTCGGGTCGCGGAAGTCGTCGACCTCGAAGGTCGCGCCGCCCAGGCCCTGAACGGTGATCGTGGGGTGTGCCATGTCCTGACCTTTCGTCGGTGCCGCACCAGCCCGCCCGGTGATCCCGGGCGGGCTGGGCGACGATGGGGCCGTCAGGCCGTGCGGGGGACGTAGACCGCCGCGATGGTGCCCGTGGCCCCCGACTCGACGTCGATGTGCAGGTAGCCCGACTCGGCGCCGGACTGCACGAACCGAGCCGACGTGAACGGGCCGACCCACTTGGTCGTGTTGTTCGCGGCGACGACGAGGTTGCCCTGCCCGGCGTTGAACGCGGGCGGGTTGTCACCGGCGAGGAACGTGTAGTTCTTCGACCCCGCGTAGGTGGCGCCGATGATGATGAACAGCTCCTCGAGCGGGCCGGGGCACGCGACGGAGTGGCCGTTCGTGGGGTCGATCGCCGTGGTGGTCGGCGCTGCGACCGAGGCGTTCGGGCTGAGGGTGTTGACGGTGACCGCAGTGCGGGCCATGTGGTTCTCCTTGTTCGATCCGGGTGGGGTTGGTCGACCCGGCGGTGGCGCATCCCCAGGGGGCTGCGCCACCGCCTAGAGCAGGTCAGGTGATCGACGCCACCACGGTCGCGATCGCGTCGGGGCGGACGAGCTTGGCGCCGTAGACGTGCAGGCCCTTGAGCGCGTCGCTGAACGAGTCCTGCGGACGGTACGGCTCGACCTTGACGATCTGCTCGGCGAAGGTGATCGCGGACGGCACCCCCGCCATGACCGCGTAGTCGTCGCCGGTCACGAGCGGGGCGTTGTTCGACACGAGCACGTCGAACCCGAAGGCCCGCCCCACCATGCCGTTGCGCAGCGCCTCGGACGTGCCGCTCGCGTCGACGCGGACGAACAGGTCCGAGCCGAGCAGCAGGCCGTGGTACCACGGGGGCACCACGACGTAGCGGCCCTCCTGGGGCACGTTGGCGTTGTCGAGCTTGATCTTGAGGTTGATGAGCTGGGTGACGGCCAGCGCCGCGCTGGTCACCGAGACGGTGCCGAGGGCGTTGGCGCCCTGCGCGCCGGAGTAGAGCGCGGCGACGTACTGGTCGGCGGTGTCGCGCAGCGAGTACGCGGCCTCGGCGGCGGCCTCGGACATGAGCGCCCCACCGTTGCGGGACTGCCGCAGGTCGAGGTCATCGACCTCGAACGCGAAGTACTTGCTCTGGTCGATGAGCAGCGAGCGGCTCGCGTCGGTGAGCTGCTCGGGGGTGATCGTGGTGGAACCGCGCGTGTAGGTGCCCACGCTCGGGCGCGAGATCGACGTGATGCGCACGGTGTCGCCGCTGTCGCTGATCTCGCCCTCGTAGTTGCGGTTCACGACGCCGGGACCGGCGTACACGAGGGACTTCTTGAGGCTGGAGAGCAGCTCGGCCGCCCACACCTCGGGGATGAAGTTGGTGATCGCCATGATGGCGGGTCCTTTCTAGGACGGGGAGAAGCGCCGGGGCGCTAGGGGGACTTGATGCCGAGGACGTCGTTCAGGCGCCCTTCGGCCTTCGCGGCCGTGATCGCCTCGGCGCTCATTCCGGCCAGGTCGGCGCGGGTGAGCTGGGGGCCGGTGCTGCCGCCGGGCTTCGCGCCCTGCGAGGGGTCGGGCTGCGGCGCACGGGGCGCCTTGTTCGCGGCCGTCGCGGCCATGAGCTTCTCGGCCTGCGCCCGCAGCGACTCCTCGTCACTGCCGGTCAGGAACTCCACGAGGTCGGCGGGGACGCCGACCTCGGCGGCGACCTGAAGGCGCGCGGCCTTCGCGGTCACCTCGGCGAGCGCCTTCTCGGCAGCCTCCGCGCGGGCGGCTGCCTTCTCGGCCTCGGTCTTGCTGGCGTCCTCGAACTCCTTGACCTTCGCCTCGAGCTCGGCGGCCCGCTTCTCGGCGGCCCGCTTCGCGGTGCGCTCGGCGGCGAGGGCCTTCTTACCCGCGTCCCCCAGGTCGTCCGGCTCTGGCGCCGGGGGCGCCGCAGGCGGGGTGGTGGGGTCGGGCTCGGTCGGCGCCTCGGGTGCCAGAGGCGTGGTCGTGGGGGTGTCGGACATGGTTCCTCCGTCGCGGAGTGGCCGAGCCCGCCTCGCGCGGGTCGGTGGTCTAGGTGCGCAGGTAGCCAGCGGCGCGCAGGGCGCGCACGGTGGCGTCTCGGTCGCCGTTGCCCCTGCGCAGGCAGTCCTCGACGGTCGCCGTCGTGGGCGTGCCGCGGGCCGTCCTGCGGCCGGTCGGGACGGTCGTGGACTGCCGCGCGTTGACGACGCGGCCGATGTCGGCGCCGCTGCGGATCGCCTCCGCGTCGGCCTTGCCGAACGTGCGGTCCTGCTCGGCGGCGGTCAGCGAGTCGAAGTAGGCCGTCGGGTTCACGGTCATGTCGGACAGGTCGCCGGCCTCGGCGGCGGGCGCGTGCCGGCAGTCACAACGCGGATGCCGCAGGAAACCCTCGTTCCAGCGGAACCACTTGCCCGCCAGGACCACGCAGCGTGAACAGGACGGCTGCACGAGCATCCGGCGGTACCCGCCGACCTTGCGGTCGAGCGCGGCGGCCGCGCCGTCCGCGCTGACCCCGGCCTGCTGCGTCTCGTTCGCGGCCATCAGCACCGCACGAGCGCCACCGGACCGCATGGCCTCCGCGGGCGCCACACCACCCGCGATCAGCGCCTTGGCTCGGATGATCGAGCCGGACAGGAGCGACAGCAGGTCGCCACCGTCGGCCGCCGTGCCAGCGAAGGCGCGCGGGTCGAGCGCGGCGAGCGGGTCGGCGGTCACGCCCTGCGCCGCGAGGATGTCCGACAGGTACTTGCCGGACGCAGCAGCGGCGGCGTACTGCCCGAGGGCCACCCGCTCGACCATGCGCGGCCCCAGGGCGGCGAACGAGCCGTCTAGGTCCGCCTGATCGACCTGGCGCCACAGCGCCTCTACGGCGGCGCTAGCGGCCCGCGCGATGAGCGCCTGACGGCGGTAGTGGTCGCGCGCGACCTCAGACGGCGACGGCATCAGGCGCCGTCGGGGCCGGGGTCGGCTTCGGGCCGGTCAGCGACGCCAGGTCGCCCGCGAGGATGCGGGACACGGCGGAGTCGTCCTCCGTCTCCATGCGCGCGATCTGCGACGCGGAGTAGCCCACGTCCTCGCGGGCCTGACGGTTGGTTGCGATGCCAGCGGCGTGGAGCTTCACCGCAGCGTCGGCCTTCTGCGCCACCGTCGGGGTCGAGGCGTCACGCCACACCGTCGCCAGCGAGCGGGCCTCGGTCGGCACCTCGCCGTCAACCACGAGCAGGCACAGGCGCATGACCTGCTCCCACGCGCCACCGAACGACCGCTGGCGGCGCTCCGCGCGCTTGACGAGGCGGGCCTCGCTTGAGCGGATCGCGTCAGCCGAGGCGGGGTTGTCCGTCGCCATGCCCAGAGCGTGCGGGGGCAGACCGGCCATCGACGCCGTCAGCTTCGCCAGGGCGTTGATCGTCTCGTGGAAGTTCGACAGGTTGGCCTCAGGGAACTGCCCGACCTGCACCTCGGACGGCAGCATGGCGCTCGCCCAGATGCGCCCGGCCACCTTCGACCACTCGCTGATCTTGTTGCCCTGCGCGTCCTTGAAATCCTCCTCCGTCATGCCCACCACCCAGCGGCGGGGCATGGCGTGGAACTCCGCCGACACCATCATGTCCGTGGCGACCTTGCACGCCGCATCCGACAGCGGCACCACGTCGACGAGCTCGGAGACGCCGAGCGGGGACAGGATGCGCGGCCGGTTGACCAGCGGCACCACCGGGACGCGGCCCATGCGGTGCTCGTCGCGGGACTGCTCCTGCCAGTCGCCCGGGGTCGACGCCGCGCTCGCGTCTCTGGCATACGCGATCGTCTCGTCGGGCAGGTACAAGGTGGCGTAGTCCATCCCGGCGGGCTTGTCCGTCCACGACTTCCACGCCGCCCGCACCACGCGGGTGCGCGGGTCGAAGTCGACCGTGACCTGCTCGGGAGACTCCACCGTGATGACCGGGGTGTCGCTGTCGTCACCAGCGCCGACGATCACGAACGAGCACGCCGACGCGAGCGAGTCGACGTGGCCCATCTGCGACTGCTCGTCCATGTCGTTGGCCTGCCACCACTCCCACAGCCGGGAGTCGGCGGC